TCGGCCCCGGCCCACCGGCGCAGCGCAGGATGTGCGACCACTGCTCTGCGATCTCTTCGAGCCTAAAGAGGCGAGACACCGCGACCTCGCCCGCCTCATCCGTGAGCCATTCCACCTGCGGAGCCTGCAGCCAGACGCGCCGATCGCCGCCAAGCGGCAGATAGAAGCGATTCGGGAGCGGGCAACCTTCGGCCACCCACTCCCTGAATCGCTCCGGCTCCATCACCCGCGCCGGCTCGCGGCTGAAGCCGTACGCGAAGCACGACACGAGGCGCGCGAACGGATCGCGCACCATCGCGAAGCTCGTCAACTGACGCCAGCGTTCGAGACCCAGCGATGCGATCTGCTCGCGAGCCCCGGCGTGGCCGCGGCGAACCACGGCCGCGCCGTAGGCATCGCCGAGCTGTCGCAACGCAGTCCGTATGGTGCTCCCGCCGGTCTTCGGAACGTGAACGAAGAGCCAGTCGGCCAGGTCTAGCCGATCCCGATTCCGGGGAGCTTGACCTTCATCACCGTGACGCCGGTGGCCTTCGCCTCGCAGGCGATCGCGTAGGTCGCGGTCATGGCGGTGGACACGACCGTGAAGCACGCATTCCCCGCGTCCCAGTAGAGCTTGTCGCCAGACGCGATCGTGTCGGCCGTTGCGGCCGGACAGTCGAAGATGCCCTCGACGGCGAGCTGAACCGTGGCGCCCGCGGCAGCGTCGTGCAGACAGACTCCGATGGTGTCGCCGACGACGATCACATCGCCAGAAGACACGCCACCGGTCGGCGCGATCACGGGGATCACATCGCCCGGAGATCCGTACGTGGTTGCCATGATGTTCCTCCAAGGCGCCCGAGAGAGCGCCGGTTAGGGCTACTCCTCTTCGGAGGCCTTCTTCTTTCGTGAGAACTTGGAGCCGCTCTTCTTCTGCTCGGCCGGCTCGGCCTCGGATTCGCTCGCGGAGTCGCTTTCGCGGCTCGGTGTCGCAACCGAAGAAGGCGCGGCGTCGAGCTCCTCGATGCGCGGAACCCGCTCGGCTTCGCGGCCCTTGACCTCGAGCAATTCGCCAGCGGCCTCGAGCAGCTTCTTACAGGCCTGGTCGCTCACGCCGATCCAATCATTCCTGATGCGGAGACGACGGCCGGCGTGGACGACTGCGACTTCCTCTCCCTGCACGCGCGAACGCACTAGCGGCATGCTTCACCCCAGAAAAGTGGGCGCCCGGATCCACGAGAGACCCGGGCGCCCCGGTTGCGGTCGTTGGTTCGAAGCGCTACGCGCCGGCTCCCGTCGCCCCGCCGCGGTAGTCGATCGCGCCGCATCCGAAGTCGAGCGCCAGCTTGAACTCGATCCCGTCGACGTAGAAGCCCTCGCGCACCTGCGTCCGCGGGCCCGCCGAACCCTGCAGATAGCCGTAGATGTAGTTCGGCAGGATGTTCGGGTCGGCGAGCACGTAGAACCGCGTGCCCGACAGGTTCGCGTCGGCGATCGGCGTGATGATCCCGGCGAAGGTGTTGATCTCGCTCGCCTGCGTCGGGTTCGTCGGCGTGGTCAGCCTCCGGGCCAGGCCCCAGCTCGCGACGGGCGTGAGCACGAAGGCCGGGACCGTATTGAGCTTGAGACCGTCCAGGGAGGTCTGCGCCATCATCAGCGCATAGGCCGATTCGAGGAGCGTGTTCGCCAGGGCGCCGCCCGCCGTCACGTTCGCATGCGTCGCGTGGAAGACGGTGAGCGTGTCCGTCAGCGTCGGGCCCATCCCGGAGCCAGCCTTGATGCAGACCGTGTAGAAGGTTGCGTTCTCGAAGTCCGAGACACGCCGCCCCGCCTTCGTCGCCAGATCGGCGAAGGCGCCCAGGTCGTCGTTGATGAGGGTCTTGCGAGAGAGCCCCAGGATGCGACCGTAGCTCGCCGCGGTCACCTGCTCGTTGCCCTCGCTGATCGTCCCGAACTGGTACTCGCCGTGCTCGTTCACTTCGAGCGGAACCGGGAAGTCCCCGACCGATGCGAAGTTGTGCGCGCGGAAGTCATTGAACGTCCGCTGAGCGGCGATCTGCCGGAAGGTCGGAGCGGCGGCCTGGTACGCCGGGAGCAGAGCCTTGTTCAGCGCGTTGCCCAGCAGGTACGGGAAGTCCGACGTCGTGTGCAGCGCCAGGGCCTGGTCGAAGACCAGCGCCTTGTCACGCCGCGGGTCGAGGTTCTTCCCGCGACCGACCAGTCGCAGGCACTCGAGCGCGAGATCCGCGAAGCCATGGTTCGCATACTGCCGCGCCGAATCGGGAGGCGCCTGCTTGAGCGCCCGCGCGACCAGCGCGTCCTCCATCTGCGTGCGTCGCCATTCGAGCGACTCGAAGTCGTCGCCGAAGCCGATGTGCGGGTCGATCTTCGGAGCGCGCTTCGCACGCGCCTCGGCCGCGTCCGTGATGGCGCAATCGATCGGCGTGTTCTCCTTGACGTGCTTGTCGATCCACGCCGAATCCATCCCGTAGTGGGCCGCGAGGTCCCTGATGTGCTTGGCGTGCCCCTTGTCCTTGTGGATCGCCTGCGCCACACGCACGCCGTCGGACACGGAACCCACATCGTCGTCGTCGTGGGCGGCGTCGAGATCCGCGTCATCGGTGACCTTCAGGTGCAGCTTCTCGTCGAAGTCCTTCTCGTCGATCTCGACGGTCTCGCCGCGCTTGCCCAGCTCGCACTCTTCGAGCAGTCGGACCTTGATGTCCATGTGGTTCTCCCTTGTTTGCGCGTCGGCGAGAGCCTCGGCGCGGAAAGTGATGCGACAGGGCGCCTCTTTCTCTTCCGCGAGACAGAGGACTTGGGCATCGGGATCTGCCGGGATGCCGACCAGGCTGACCTCGAGAGGCTCCCAGTCCGTCGCGCGGAAGCGCTTGAGCTTCGCGCCCTCTTCGGTGACTTCCTTCAGCTCGTAGATTTGGACGCCCATCGACACGCTGCGCAGGATGCGGTCGAGAACGTCCTGCCAGATCGGCTCGACCTCTTCCCGCTTGCTGAAACGCGCCGTTGCGTAGGCCTGGCCGTCTTCCAGAAGCGGCTCGTCTACGACTCCGAGGATGGCGCCGATGCCCGCATACTTGGAATGGTTGTCGTAGAGCGGGGCGCCGGAGCGAAGGCGGCCGAGCCGGACAGCCTTCTTCGTGACCTCGAACTCCAGCTCATAGGGATCGTCGAACATCGGAATGCGGAGCACGGCAGCACCGCTGTAGAATCGAAGCTGGACGGTGCGGGCTTCTTCGTTGATCGTGTCGGCCGCGAGCTCGGCGACTCCGATTGCGGGAGTGAGCGAATGCGTCTCGACCTTCTTTCGCATGGAACTAACCTCCAGAGGGCGCGACTGCCGCGCCGCTACTCGGCTGCTTTGCCCGCGCGTCGCTCGTGAGCACGATCCCGTTATCCGTCAGGTATTTCTGCCACTTGCGGATCGCCTCGAGGATTTCCGTCTGCGTCCAGCCGCGACGCCGCACGATGTCTTCGTAGGGCTCGAAGCCGGCCAGGCAGCTCGCGAGATCCGCCTCGGTTTCTTTCTGCGGGTCCACGAGCTCGAATCGCGGCGGCGTCCAGCGCGGCTTCACCTTCGAGGAGAGTGACGGCTTGATCGTGCTCGCTTCGGCGAGGAAGCGGTCCCAGACCGGCTGACACACCCGGGGGATGTGGACAAGCCACTGATCGGTCTCGCAGCGTCTTCGGAAGTGAACGAGCCCGACGCGGGCACTCGAATAGTTGACCTCTGAGAGATCCGAGGTCATCAGCTCATAGGGCACGCCGTAGCCCGCGGAGATCGCGCGGAGCCCGAAGCGCTCGAAGTCGGCGAAGTCGCCGGAGGGCCGCGGGTCGAGGAACTGGACGCTCTCGGCCCCCGTCCCGCGCAGGATCATGCCGGGGTAGAGGGTCTCCTTCCGCCCCGTGTCGTCCGTGCTCGCCCCGCTCGCGGGTCCGAGTAGCTTCGCATCGGCTCCCTCGGGGCTCGTCACCCACGCCGCGATACAGGCTTCTATCCTCTTCCGAACGACGACCGATTCGTCATAGTCGTCGAGGAGTCGCGCCCGGGTGATCACAGAGGCGAACTCCGTGACGCCGCGGGTCTGGCCGGGCCGCAGCTTGCGGAAGGTGTGGATCACGTCCCGCGCCTGGATGCGTTCGCTGTTCCAGCTCCCCGTGCGTGCGCCGGAAACGCTGTAGGCGTCGCCAGGGTGAGTCGGCAGGAGCCAGTAGGCGACCGGCTCGCCGCTCTTGGCGATCTCGATTC